GGGCCCAGAGGATCAGCCAGGACACCAGGGCTGACTTGCCGACCCCGTGGCCCGCGCTGATGTCCTCCTCGACCACGGCGCCCAGGTACTCGGCCAGGACATCGCCCGACGGGATCCCGGTGCGCAGCTTCGCGCCGATGCGCTCGAGCTGCTCGCGCTGCCAGTCCTCGGGCCCGTCCTCGTTGGCCAGGCCCTTGCCGGGCTCCTTCCAGGGGAAGGCCCAGAGGACGAACCCGTAGGGATCGAACTCGTACCGCGCCAGCGCGGCCGCGAGCTCGTCTAGGTCGGGTCGGTCGCCAGGGGTCGGGTCGTCGCCACCGGGCGCGGCTTGGCCGGCGGCTCGCTCGGGGTCATACCGAACGAGAGGCCGAACGGGTCGCGCGGCGGGTAGGACGGGGGCAGGGTCTTGGCGCATTGCGGGTCGCAGCTGTCGACGACGTGCTGGGCCCGGATGGCGCCTGTACGCTGGCTCGTTGCGAGCGTCTGACCGATTCCGGTTGCCGCCGCGCGGAAGGCGCGCGGCGACGGGATTGTGCCTGTATCGAGGGCTTTTCTGGAAGATGCGCGCATGGCGGGCTCCGGTTGGGGTGCTGGTGGCCCGCGATTCGGCGGTGGCCGATGCGGCTGGCGCGATGGTAGCGCCGGCCGGCGCCGGGCGCTACTTGCGCATCCTCGCCTCGCGCTCGCGCGCCGCCGCCAGGCGCTCGGCGAAGGCCAGGGCCTTGCCGATGCTCTCGTCGATCTCGTGGCCGGCGATCTTGAAGTGCCTGGCCAGGATCCCGAGCGCCGCGTCTTTGCCCGAGCGCCGCACCTTGACCGTCCGGGCGCCCTTGTCCCTCTCCTCGACGATCTCGATGCCGTCGATCGCGGCGGCCGCGTCGTCCGGTAGGTCGGTCATCGGCAGCAGGTTCCCGTCGGCGTCGAAGATCTCGCGGATGTCGGAGAACGCGCGCCGGCCCAGCTCCATCATGACGCGGTCGGCCGTGATGTCGACCTTCTGCAGCTGCTTGCGCAGCAGGATCTCCAGCCGGGCGCGAACCGCCGGCATCTTGAGGGTCTGACTGGCGCTCTGCTTGGCCCCGTTGGGGCTGTAGCCGGCCGCGATGTAGGCCTTCCCGGCGTCGGTGCAGCCCTGGGCCACGTAGATCCGCAGGAACAGCTCGCGCGTGGGCGACAGCGTCATCCCCTCACCCGGGGCGGGGTTCTTCTTGGGCATCAGTGGATCCGCCTGCCGTCAGGGCCCAGCAGCTGCGCCATGCGGGTGCTGATGCGCCGCTGCACCAGGTCGTTCCAGTCCAAGATGATGCGCTGCACCGCCGCGACCACGCTCGTCCAGTTGGTCGTGTCGAAGTCGGAGATCGCCGCCTCGGAGCCGTCGCGCTGCAGGCTCTCGATGATCTTGGCCGTGAACTCCTTGGCCGCGTCGAGCGTGGGCGAGATCGGCTGCGGCTGGCGCCAGCCGATCGTCTTCGTCGCGCCGCTGGGGAAGAAGACATAGAACCCGCCGACCTCGGGGTCGCCGCTGGGGCTCTCGCACCGGATCAAGCTCGTGGGCTTGCCGCGGCCCGGGTGGCCAGGCGCGAGGCCATCGTTGCGCTGGTCGATCGGCCGCTGGCCGGATTCGCTCATGGGTGACTCCTTCGATGCGCCGGCGGCGCGATTCGGGGTGCCCGATTATGTCGCAGCGTCCCGCTCGGCGCGCCACAGCTCGGCGCCCGGCGCGTCGTCGTAGGCCTCGGACAGGAACGGCGCCCCTGCAGTCCAGTGCAGGATCTTGGCGCCCTCGACCGGATGGCCCTCGTCGACCAGGCGGTTCCAGCAGTCGGGCAGCGCGCCGATAGCCTCGTCGCGGATCCAGGTCAGGTCGAGGATCTCGCGCGGGTTCTTGACCCGGGCCACCACGGTCGGCGTCGCCCAGAACCAGGCCGGGTGCTCGCAGTTCATGAGCATGACCGAGGCCCAATTCTTCCGCGGGTAGTCCAGATTCAGGCATTCCATGTTGGTGCCCACATACTTGCGCGGGTGCCTGGTCTGGTAGTCGGGGTGCCGGACCACCTGCACCGCCATGTCGGGATCGAACAGGGCGTCGAGCTCGGCCACGTCGGCCAGGCAGATCTGGTCGACTGCGTCGCAGAAGATGGCCCGGCCCTGGAACCCCATGCGGTAGGGCACCAGGAAGCGCGACAGGGTGAAGGCGTTGGTGCCGCGCGCGTCGGCCTGGTCGCCGAAGCGCATGAAGTTGACCGGCTCGGCCGTGCGCCGGCGCACCGAGGACACGAAGACCTCCCAGCCCACGCGCTCGCGCTCGTCGTACCCGCAGGCGACGGTGATCATGCTCACCAGCCCATGATGAAGTCGCCGCCGATCTCCTGGATCTGGCGCATCCCCAGGGCCTTGAGCGAGGCGGTGGCCGCGTCGGCCTTGAGGCCGTACTTGCAGGCAAAGTCGCGTTTCTGCTCGCAGCACACGATCGGCCGGCAGCGCAGCAGCGTCTCGCGCGCGCCCTCGATCACCATTGCCTCGAACCCTTCCACGTCCATCTTGATCAGGTCGACGTCGGCCAGGTTGAAGCTGTCGAGCGTGCGCAGCTCCACCGGCGCGCCGGTCTCGCCGACGTGGCTGGCGCCGCTGTTGTCGGCCTGGTGCTTGATGCGGACGGTGCCGGGCGCGGCGCCCAGCGCGATCGGGTGCAGGTGCAGGCCGGGCCGCGGCAGCACGTTGACGTCGAAGCACGCCCGATGCTCGGCCACCGGCTCAAAGGCGTGGACGGCCTCGAAGCGGTCGAGCATGTTCAGAGACCAATGGCCCACGTGCGCGCCGATATCCACCGCCACGCGGAAGCTCTTGCAGTGGCCGTAGGTGGCCAGCTGCTTCTTCCACTGGTAGATCGACCGGCCGTTGACCAGCGCCCCATTCTTCTTGAGCCACTCGATCATGTGGCTCTCGCCGTCGGGGTAGGCCATGCCGCCGTGGAATTTCATCGTGCTCTCCAGTAGTCCTCTTTGCGCCGGATCTTGAGATCTGACGGCTTGGATTTTCCCAGGGCCTTGCGCGGCCCCTTCAAGTGGTCGAGGCGCTCGCCCAGCGGGCCATTGATCAGCGGGTGGCTGGTGTTGGCCGCCGCGCCCGACAGGCTGACGCACCGCAGCATCCCGGTGGCCTCGCGCTTGGCGCGCACGCGGTCGATCACGTAGCTGTCGTGCCACTCGGGCAGGGTGAACAGCCAGTCGCTCGCGTAGGCCTTGACGATCTCGTCGATGAAGGCCTGGCCGCGCTGGTTCAGGCGGAACAGCATGAACCCGCATTCGGGGTACTTCTTGGCCCGGTGCAGGTAGGCGAAGTCGCCATTGCGCAGCAGCTGCTCGAGCCAGGCGGGCGTGACGTCGGCGTGCGTCACACAGTCGGCGTCCATCCAGATCAGCACGTCGGCGCCCTCGGCGCGCGCGCGCTCGAGGCCCAGCTCGATCGTGGCGACCTTGTGCGAGAACCGCACCGCGTCCATGCGGTAGTCGGCCGTCGGCAGGTGAGCGTGCCGGCGCTTGAAGGCGGCCAGCCAGGGCGACTGCTCCTCGAGCTCCTTGTCGGTCCAGCGCCAGAGGGTGAACCCGGGCCAGTGCTGCTCGAACGTCTCGACGCACCGCCGGGCGTAGGTCTCCCAATGCTCGACCGCGTGGCAGGTGATGACGCGGAACTTCACGCCGTCACCTTCCAGGCGTTCAGGGACTCAAGCGTGCCGATGTCCGACCACCGGCCCGGGTAGCGCACCGCGGCCATGAGTCCGTGCATGGCGCTCGGCTCGGCGCAGCCCTTGTCGATGCTGCGCTCATTGGGCCGGTGCGGCAGCAGGAACCACCGCGCCGCGCGCACGGCGTAGACCCCGGTGTTCCAGAGGGCCCCGGCCTGGATCAGCGCCGCGGCCTGGTCGGCGCTGGGCTTCTCGGCGAAGCCGGCCACCGCCGGCAGCCCGGTCGGCGCCGGCACGATGTAGCCCAGACCCGGATCCGGCCTGGTCGGCTCGACGCCGATGGCCACCAGCTGCCCCGTGTGCCCGGCCACGATGGCCGCCTCGCGGCACACCAGGGGGAACGTGTACGTGTCCTCGTCGACGGCGTGGTCGGCCGGCAGGGCCACGACCACGTCCTTGTTGTCGCCGAAGGCCATCGTGCAGGCCAGGGCCATGACGTAGCCGGTGCCGGGCGGATCCTCCAGGCAGACCACGTCGGCGCGCAGGTGGGCCAGCTGCTCGGTGGCCATCTGCTTCCAGCGCGTGCGCGTCACCACCACCACGCGATCGGCGAACCGGCTCGCGCGCTCGACGGTGAGCTGCAGCATGGTATCGGTGGCGATCAGCGACCGGAACTGCTTGGGCCGCTCCTCGGTGCTCCAGGGCGCCAGGCGGGTGCCATACCCGCCGGCCATCACGACAGCCAGGATTTTCATCAGGGGGTCTCCACTAGGGTCCACTGCACGGGTCCGCGCGCGGCGGCCGCGGCTTGCATCTGCTCGGCCCACCAGGCGTAGGGCCTGACGGTCACGTGCAGGTTGGTGCCGTCCGGGAACGTCTTGGCCGCCGGCCTGCAGCAGACCGAGGCGAAGACGAAGCGGTCGGCGTAGCCGAACAGGGTGGCCAGCAGCTTCGGCACGCTCTCCTCGGGCACGTGCTCGAGGACGTCGGAGCAGATGACGCCGTGATAGCGGATGCCGGTCGGCGGCAGGTGGTTGTGCTTGAACGCTGGGTCGTACAGGGTCGGCCGGTCGACGCCCAGGCGCTTGTGCAGCTGCCAGGGCTTGTCCCAGGCCTCGCCGGCGCCGGCGCCGTAGTCCAGGATCGTCCGGGCCTGGTGCTGGTCGACCAGCGCCTTGATGGCGGGCTCGTGCTGCATCACGGTCAGGCCGCGGAAGTGCAGGCCGGTGGCGGCCATCGCGCGGTACTGGCGCAGGATCTCGCTCACGCGCGCACCCGCTCGAAGATGCCGACCCATTCCGGCGGCTCGCCGTTGTCGACCGGCCCGTCGTCCTCATGCACCAGATTGAACCCGTGGTCGTACATGCAGAACCGGATGTCTTGCGGCACCCAGGCCGAGCGCTCGTCGCGCAGCACCGGCCAGTCGCGCCGGCGCGTGCGCAGCACCACGGTCGCGGTCGGGCTGGCGCTGGCCAGGAACCGCATGAGCTGGTCGGCCGGCTTGCGCAGCTTGTGCAGGATGGCCAGCATCAGGATGACGTCGGCGAACGGTGCGCCGTTGACGCCGAACCGGGCCGGGTGCCAGGTGTTCAGGTCGACCTCTACGCCGATGGCGGTGGCGCCCATCTTGGCGGCCTGGCGGTTGAACTCGTCGACCGCGTCCTTGCGGTGCTCGAGGCCGAGTACCTCCTTGGCCCCGTGCTGCCAGCACCGCAGCGCGATCGCGCCCTCGGCGCAGCCCAGGTCGAGCACAGTCTTGCCCTTCACGCGCGGCCAGAGCTGGTCGAGGCCCGTCATCTGCTGCTCGATCGTCCGGTGGCCACCGAACCAGAATTTGCCTTTGGCCATCGCTCAATCCTTCCTGTTGACTGCTGCCCAGGCGTAGCCGCTGCGCAGCTCCTCCCGGGTGAACTCGTTGTCGGCCAGCACCGAGGCCCAGGCCCTGCGCTCCGGTGCCGAGGGCAGCGCCGGCCCCAGGCTGTAGGCCGCGCTCATCGGCGAGACCCTCACGTGGACACCGGCCAGCACCGCCTCGACCGCGGCCGCGCTGGAGTGTGTCACCAGCAGCCGGGCCCGGGCAAGGTCGGCATGGAGCGTGGTCATGGCCGCCGGCTTGTCCGAAGTCCAGGGCCGCAGGCGGATCGGCGCGCCCCCCTTCTTCGCTGCTGCGCGCAGGGGTTCGAGCTCGCGCTCGAGCCACGCTGGATCCCGCGCCGTGATCAGCATGAACACCGGCGACTGCGGCACCGCAACCACCCATCCGGGGGGGCGCGGAAAACCCTCATCGAACACCTTGAGGCCCAGCGCGTCGAAGCGCCGGCCGTCCGACTCGCCCTGGCCGGTGTGCTGCTGGCGGTTCAGCGTGACGCGGAAGCGCTCCCCGCGCGTGCGGTCGAAGTAGCTGCCGTCGATCCAGTAGAACGGGTCGCCCGAGCGCTGCACCTGCTGCCAGGCGTGGCGGTTCGAGTCCTTGACGCCGTAGAACACGCGACCCTCGGCGCCTGGCGGTGCGCCGGCGATGAAGGCCTGGCACAGCTCGGCGCTCTTGGCCTTGCCGGGGACGGGGTGCGCGACCAGGGTCATGCCTTGTGCATCTCCAGCAGCCGGGAGATCGCGTCGCCCGCGCCGATCTCCTCAAGGTTGGCCTGCGCCCAGGCGAGGCGCTCGAACATGGCCAGGCGCGCGGCATCGTCGCGCACCGGGCCCAGATCCATGTGGGTCAGCGGCCGAGCTGCCGGCGCGCCGATCCAGGTGGGCAGGGCGTAGAAGGCCGGGATCCCCCAGGCCAGCGCTTTGAGCGCCGCGCCAGATCCCCACGTCACGACGGCCCGGGCCCTGGCCAGGTCGCGCTCGAGGGGCACGCTCTCGCGCTGGCCTGGGTGCTGGCGCACGCGGCCGATCTTGGCGGCCGTCCGAACCCACTGCACCGGCATGGCCACACCAGGCGGCCCGATGCCTCGCTGCGGCAGCGCCACGATCTCGTCGCCGCCGGTGCGCCAGGCGCGCAGCTCGACGCCCAACTCTGCCCAGCGCGCGCCGTCGCCGACAGGCCAGCGGCCGGCGCCGTTGTGGTGGCCCAGGGCCATCGCGTACCAGCGCCGGCCTGGCGTGCTGGCCAGCTCGACCCCGAGATACCCGTTCTCGACCACGATCACCGGCAGGCCGCGCCGCTCGAACTCGGTGGCGCCGCGGTGGTTCACGCCGTAGCGGTTCCAGACCACCAGGACATCGCGGCCGATCGGTGCCGTCGGCACGCCGCGCTGCACACGGAAGCCCAGGCGCGCCAGGCCGGCCGCGAAGGCGTCGCGGCGGTAGTGGGGAAGGTCGCGCACGGCGAGCCAGGCGGTGCGGGTCACGGGCGGCCGGTCATGCCGTAGTGGGGTCCGATGGCGGCGCAGGCAGCGGCATCCAGTGCGTCGGGCGCACGCCAAACCGGAACTCCCCAACCACACACCACCGATCCTCCTGCCGATTCCAGATGCCGATCAGCGGGTGCTGGAACGTGTCCTTGTCGTTCCAGTATTTGCCCCACAGCAGCACTCTGCCGTCTTTCGGGGCCGTCTCAATTGGCCGCCATGCGCGCTCCTGGGTCAGGCGCTCGATGGTGTCTGGTTCCGCCCGAGCAGCGAGGATCGCCAGCACTTGAGCGCGCGACACCATCTCAACGGCGGGGGTGACGGTGTGCCGCTGATAGGACAGCGCGTTGATCGCGTCCTTCAAAATTGCTGACCCGGTGCCGTGACACGCAACGCATTGCTCGTCGTACTCGTAGTCGTCCGGCCCAAGGTGCGAAGTCACCAGCCGCACAAGACCGGAGCCATCGCAATGCGGGCAGTCGGGCGCCTGCGCATCGCTATCGGTGCTCATGTCGGAGCCTTGATCTTGGCGGTGGAGACCCGCTTGCCGCCAACGAACACGGCGCCCGAGGGGTCTATGACCATCGTCTCGCCATCCTTGACGGTCACGGGCGGGTCGAACTCGGTCAGGTTGTAGAGCGTCCCGGGCGGGATGTAGGCGCGGCGCTCGGCGCGCCCGATGCGGGTGCCCAGCGCCGCGCAATAGCTGTCCATCGCCTTGAGCTGCTGCTTGAGTAGGCCGGCCTCCTCGTCGTCGAGCGTGATCGCCAGCGTCGGGAGTTCCCGCAGAAGCACATTGCGCCTCTGGAACAGGTCGCGGTACTCCTCTTTCATTCGGTCCAGGTGCATCGGCATGTCAGCCCTCCTTGGGCAGCAGCTCGGCCTCGACGGTCGAGCGCGGGAAGCAATCCAGCGCGGTGCGCCGGGACAGGTTCATCACGTGGCACCCCAGGCGGTCCAGGTCGGGCTTGGCCTTCCTGATCCGGTGGATCCACTCGGCGAAATTCAGGGGCACATCGCACCGGCCCGAGTGCGGCCCGTCGAAGTGCTTTTCGGCTGCAGGCCCGAGCATCATGTCGAACCCCAGCAGGTAGATCCGCCTGGCGCCGTACAGGTAGGCCAAGTTCAGGCCCATCCACCCGGAATTGCCGCCCGTGTGCAGCTGGTAGGTGCCCAGGCCTGGCTGGTTGGCCGCGCGGACGAACTGGATCGCCTCCTTCTTGGCGGTGACGTTGCAGCACGTCACCAGGCGATCGCGCGGCGCCCCGGCGCGCAGCATGGCGGCCAGGTACTCGATCCAGTAGCGGCGGTCCCCGGCGAAGTACGCGTCAGCCCAGGGGCTGCAGAGCTTCCACGCGTTCGAGACCGAGATCACCCGGATCCGGTCGGCCTCGCGCGAGGCGCGCACGATCTCCACGTCCTCGCGCGTCAGGCTGGGCCCGGCGGCCACCACCACGGCCGGGCGGGCCTTCCAGTCCTTGCGGCTGATGTCGGGGTACGAGCTCATGCCGTCGGATTCTCCGATGCCACCGTAACCACGCGCCAGCGCACCCCCCCTAAGTCGAGGGTCTGCCCAGGCCGCAGGCCCAGCATCCCGATCCCGGTGGCGGCGGCCAGCACGTGCGCGTGCTTGCCGGTGGCCACCAGCACCAGCGGATCCCAATTGCCGCGGCCTGGCGGGCGCAGGGTGACGCGGACCGTGTGCTTCACGCGGAGCCCTTGACCCAGCCGAACCCGCTGGGCGATGGGCGGATCTTGCCGGCCTGCGACAGGCGCCGAAGGGTGGGGCCGATCGCCAGCGCAGCCCCCTGCGGGTTGCGGAAGTCGTAGCCCTCGAATGCCGCGTACCCGAGGCCCGACGTAAGGCACTCCCCGCGCTCCAGGGCGGCCAGGATGCGCCGCTCCATCGTGGCCGCGTCCGTGTGCATCCCGATGTTCCGGCGGTGGCGGTCGCTCATGCCTTGGCCGCCCCCTCGAAGTCGGCCGCGTGCGCCGCCTTGACCTCCTCGTGCGTCAGGCCGAACTGCTCCAGCAGGCGGCGGTATGCGCCGCCGACTCGGCCGGCGGCCTGGGCCCGGTGGTACTCGGGCGATCTGGCCGCAGCGCGCGCGCAGCACCCGCGGCAGCCGGCGGTGAAGTACCAGCACGGCGCCATCTTGGCCTCGTCGCAGTGCCGGCAGCTGTCGGCGGTGAACTGCATCACCATCACGCCCACCTGCCCCGGGCGTAGTGGGCCAGCAGCAGCGCCTCGGCCCGGTTGTGGTCCTTGACGCGTTGCAGGTCCGTTGCAGCCCAGGGGTGCAGCTCGGCGGCCAGCGCCAGGCTGGCGCCCTTCTCGGCCTTGAGTAGGCCAAAGTGCCGTTTCCAGACTTGCGGCTGCACGACCTCCAGGCGCAGGCCCAGCAGCAGCACCAGCGCCTCAACGTGGCCGCGCATCCGCATGAGCTTGGTCTCGCTGGAGTGCGCCGTGTTGCGGCCGCTCAAGGCCGAGCGCACGCGCACGTCCTCGACCACCACCAGGCCGGCCTCCGGCGCCGGCACCACGAACCGCATGAGCTGGCGCAGCGCGATCACGTCGAGCACCGGCTGCCCGAACAGCTCGGCGCGCGGCAAGTCCATGAGCTCGGGCCCTCGGGGCGCCCCCAGCGAGGCCAGGGCCCCGGTGAGACCCAGGTCGATGCCGACGAAGATCATGGGGCACCACCCTCGGAGTCGCCGAAGAACTGCGGCGGCTTGCCCAGAGGCGGATCCCAGAGCTGGCCACCCTTCCAGGTGTAGCCCATGCTAACCAGCGTCCGGGCGGCCGCCACCATCGACCTCGGGGCGGTCGGGAACAGCTCGTCCGGCGGCGGCTCCTTGGTGGCCAGCAGCGTGCCCAGGGCCTTCTCCAGCTCACCCAGGCGGCGGTGCGTGTCGGTGTTCACGTAGACCTGCGACTCCGCTTTCAGGGTCAGATCGTCGACGTCCTGCCGCAACCGCTTCAACTCCTCCAGCCGCTCGCGGTCGAGCCGGGCCAGGCGCTCGCCGATCTCGCCGATGGCCGGCCAGGGGTCGCGCGGGGTCTCGGCGGCCAGGCTGGCGCCGTTGGCCTCATCGTCCGGGGCGCTCACGTGGGCCCTGTAGGCGACGATCTGCGCCAGCTCCGACGTGTCACCCCATCCCCATCGCAGCGCGGCCGCGTCCTTGCTCGCCCGGACCAACCCGCTACGGAACATGACCGTGACCGGGCCGTCGACCGGGTTCGGGTGCCCAAAGGCGCCGCACCAAGGCATCCAATGGCCGCTCACGACAGCCACCCCATCACCAGGGCACCGGCGCGCGGCAGCGCCCAGCAGGCGGCCACGATCAGGGCCAGGCAGGCCGCAGCGACCGCCACGCCCTGCGCAATGTCGAGCCAATCCTGGCGCTCCAGGCCGCGCAGCTGCTCGTCCACTTCGCGCTCGATCTCGTCTTTCATCATCATCGAACCCTCCAGTAAGGTTAAGTCAGTAGGTACTCACGCAGCATCGCGCGGGCTTTGGTACTCGGAAACCGCCAGCTCGTCGCGCCTCGCGCGCAGGGTGGTCCTGGCCATGTCCAGGGCGGCGGGCGTGGCGATGTGCTCGCCGGCCTCGTGGCGTTGCAGCAGGCGGTGGGCCCACTGGCGAGGCGGTGCGGTGCCGATCTGGCGCAGACCGTCGCGCAGCGCCAGCAGCTGCTGGCGCACGTGTTCGGACGGGGCGGGGAGCTGGGGCAGCTGCTGCACGGGGTCGGGCGCCTGGCGCGTCAGGTCTCGGAACTGGCGCGCGTTGGGGGGATCGCCCGGCAGGTTCTCCAGGGCCCACTGCAGGCGGTGCTGGCGCTCGGGCAGGTGCAGGCCGGCGAGCTCGTTGGCCCAATCGGCGCGCACCAGCTGCGGATCCAGGCCCAGCCACTTGCGAGACCAGGACTCCCCGTACCGGACGGCCATGCGGCCGATCAGGCGGTCAACCCAGGCGTCGGGTAGGGGCGGGAAGGTGCGGGTATTCATCGTCGGACTCCGAAGGGCCTGGCGGGCGTGGCGCCGGGCGGGGTGGTGCGGTGGGTGCCTTGGCGCTGGCCAGGCCGCCGGTCATGGCCGCGAACTGCTCGCGCCGCTCGCGGGCCAGGGCGGTCTCGCGCGGTGCGCCTGGCGCTGCGCGCGCGCCGGTGGGGCTGGCGCGGCGGATCCAGTTGCGGAAGGTGGCGCTCCAGTCGGACCGGGCGGTGCTGAACTGGTGGTCGCGCATGGTGGCCAGCTCGGCCTCGACGTCGATGTCGACGCGCTGCGCGCGTGCCCAGGCCATCAATTCCGGGCTGGGCGTCCAGTCCGGCGGGCACCGCCGGCTGCCGCGCGGTAGGGGCGGGTCTCCCCCTGCACCCCCTCTATCTCTGGGTAGTGGGTAGTGGGTAGTGGGTAATGGGTAGTGGGTAGCCGTGGCAGGCGTAGCAGATGCCGTTGCAGGTCGCGTTGCTGGTGCGTTCACAGAGGGAACGGCGGGCGGTGCGGGCGTTGCAGGTGGCGTTGCAGCCAGCTTGGCGACGGCCTCGCGGACGGTGTCGATGCGGGCATTCCAGGGCAGATGCACCCCCGCGGCGGTCAGTCGGCGGAACAGCTCGGCGCGCTCCTCGCGGTGCCGGGCGAGGCGCGTGGCCTCGTTGGCCTTCTTGGCGTCACGCTCGGGCTGGTGCGCCTGGTAGGCGGCGATCGCCTGGTCACACGTGTCCTTGTGCCAGCACCCGTCCGGGCCCTTCTGGAAGAACTCGCGCAGCACCTGCTCGACGGCTTGCCGTTGCAGGTCCGTTGCAGCTCGAACGATGCGGCAGGCCTGGTCCAGGTCGCCGGGGATCGGCTCCTCCTTGCGGTAGTACCACCGCAGCAGGCGGGTGTAGGCCAGATCCTCCTCCCACGACAGGTGCATGGTGGCGCTGTCGTAGTCCTTGATGTGGTGTTCGTACCAGTTAATGATCGCCTCCAGCATCCAGCGCGGCGCCGAAGTAGGCCGCCAGCTGCAGCACCTGGCCGGGCGTGAAGCTGGCCAGCAGGCGCGGGCCCAGCAGCACGTCGAGCGAGCCGTCGGTGCCCATGTCGAACTCCAGCAGGGCCGATCGGATCTCCTGCTCCGACAGCGCCAGGATCTCGTCGCAGCCGGTCACTTCTTGAGCCCCAGCTTGACTGCGCACGCGTCGCACACGAAGCCCCAGAGCCGGTGCTTCTTGCAGCCCTCCTTGGACGTGTGCATCGCGTTGCACTTGCCGCACGCCCGGGTCCACCCGGACAGGCCACTGCCCATCGGCGGGTGCGTCGGGACGTAGCTCGATGCCGGGCCCCTGCGCCCGGCGCTCATGCTGCCGCCTCGGTCGCTGCCTTCCTGCGCGACTTCTTGGGCGGGGGCGGGCGCTTGCGCAGCTCGGCCAGGACCACAGGGTCCGCCTGGGGTTCGCCCAGCCGCTCCGAGCGCTTCACTTCGTGCTCGATCAGCACCAGCATAGTCGGAGGGATCGGTCGCACGCCGCTGCACAGCTGCGCGATGAAGGGTTTGGACACGTTAAGCGCTGTCGCCAGCGTGTTCGCGCGTCCGCGCTTGGCCTTGCACCAGGCCGCCAGGGTATGAGAGTCCATGCGGTCATTGTGCCCGCGCTCGGACCGCTTAACAACCCCCCAGCGCTTAACGGACAACCCCCGCATTCCCTTGCATTGCGCTTAACTTCCATGCCATAATCGGGGCGTCTGATGGGACAGAAAGGAAGGGTAAGCATGAAAACCGCAAGGGGTTCACCGGGGGCCGGCAGCTACCGCTGCATGTGCTGCCTGCGCGCCTCGCCGGCGGGCGTGTACGGGGCCGCGGCGCTGCTGTCGATGTGCCCCGAGTGCTACGAGCTGACGTCGATCGAGGAGCTGGCCAGCGGCGGCCGGTGGCTCGGTGGGGCGCCCAGCGAGGCGCTGGCCAAGATCGCGGCGGTCGAGCGCCTAGGCGGGGACGCGTCGGTGTGGAGCGAACTCAAGACGAAGGCAGAGCGAGCAATCGCGGAAGGGAGTGGAGCATGAGCATGGCCTACGAAGTGATCCCGTCGCGCGGCTGGCTGCGCAGCGATGGCGCCCGTGCCTCGATCTACGGATCGGTGCCCTGGGTCAGCGAGGGGGAAAAGGCGATGTGGCGGGTCGTCGATCAGGGGTGGACGGTGCGCAACCCGCTGACGGGCCAGGTCGGCATGGGCCGGCAGCCGTTCGCCGAGAAGGCGGCGGCCGAGCGCTTTGCGGCGCAGCTAGGGCGCCCGA